TGCAGTTTGACTTTGACCCTGAAATAAGAGGTGACTTAGAAGTTAAAGCTAGAGGAACAGAAAGTCTTATGGCTAACGAAGTTAGAAGTCAAAGACTAATGCAATTCTTAGGAACAGCAAGTAATCCAGCTCTTGCACCATTTGCTAAGATGGATTATATTATTCGTGAGATAGCTAAGACACTTGATTTAGATGTTGATAAAGTAACTAATAATATTCAAGAAGCTGCGATACAAGCTGAGATAATGAAAGAAGCTAGAGAGCAACAAGGAACTGCTCAACAACCAGTTGCAGGAGCAGACCCTAATGACCCAACAGGTGCTGGAGGTGGCACAATAGGAACAGGACAAGTTTCTGTACCAGGAGAACAAGGATTTACAGGAAATGCACAACCACAAGGAACTCCACAACAAGCTGAAGGGGCTAGTGAACAACCCCAAGACTTGGGAACACCTCAGTAATTATTTAGACTTTTTAATAGAAACACAACAAAGGTCATTAGAACAAACAGATAATCAAGTAATGATGTATCGTTCACAAGGTGCAATATCTGCATTACGTAGGTTAAAAAATTTAAGGAATGAAGTAAATGGCTCAAACCAGTAGACCTAAAGTAAATATAAAACAATTAGATAAATTAGATATTACAACTGCTGATTTAAATGAGAGCATGGGTAATCCTATGACAGAAGTAAAAGAACCAAAGCCTATATCTAAAAAAGATGTTAGTAGTCTCGTATCTACTCCAGTATCTAAACCCTCTCCTGCTGTAATAGCACAGTTAACAAAAGGTACAAAATTTACAAAAGACTTTGAAGAAGTTCCTATGGCTAAAGGAGATAACATATTTGGTTATGATAGAGATTTATTAAAACAAGCAATAGTAGCACAAGAGTTAGGACCATATTTACAAAGTGTAGGCACTCCTTATTTTTTTACAGGAGTAAGTAAAAAGAAAGTTGGCACATCTTCTTCAGGTTTTGGACCAGGACAAATAATAGCATCTACAGCAAAAAACTTAATGAGTAATTATCCAAATGCTTTTAAAGATGAAGGATTTAGAGAATATACTTTAAAATTTATACAGCAAGGTGAAAATAAATTAAATTTAGATTATCACAACTCTTTATATAAAGATGGTAATAAAGTAACAACTACTGATAATGATAAAAAAATATTTGGTAAATTAGGTAAAGGAAATATACCCATAGAAGAACATGAAAAATATTATAATAGACTTTTTGATTTAGTTATTGATGATAAACTTAAACAGTCTGATAATATAGATTCTTTTTTAAATAGATATCATGGAAGTAAAAAGAAAGCTGAAAATAAAAAATATACCGATAGTGTTTTAGGGTATCTAAATAATCCAAATACAATAGGAGAAGATATTAAAAAACAAATAGGTGAAGATAAAGCTAAACTACAAGAAGCTGATAATTTTATTAAGAGTTTTTTTAAAAAACTTGGATTTAATGAGGGTGGCATGGCACAAGCAAAACAGATGGATATGTTTGATGAAGGAGGTTTATTAGATGAGGGTGGTGAAGTAGACCAAGAATCAGGTAACGAAGTACCTCCAGGTTCATTACGAAAGGAGGTTCGTGATGACATTCCAGCTATGCTGAGTGAAGGCGAATTTGTATTTCCTGCTGACGTTGTTCGTTTTATTGGTTTGGAAAATCTTATGGAATTACGTCAAAGAGCTAAAGCAGGTCTTAAACGCATGGAGGAAATGGGTCAAATGGGGAACTCGGAAGATGCTACTATTCCTGATGATATTCCTTTTACTATTGACGATTTAGAATTAGAGGAGGAAAAACCAATGATGAGAAGGATGCAACAAGGAGGGGATGTAAATGACCCATATGCAATGGAAGAATTTGTTCCAGACGATAGTCCTATTGTTCCACCAAGTAATTTAATAGGTGGAGATAGAGGTAAAACACAGTTTACAAAAGTCTACACGTATAAAGGACCAGATGGTGATACAATAAATATTCCAGGTAGAATAGATGAAAAAGGTAATTTTATACCTTTATATCCAATACCCAATGGATATGAATTTGTTGAAGAATATGTTCCACCTACAGAGGAAGAGGATACAACAGAAGAAGCATTAACACCTGCTGCTCCTGAAGAAAGAGATAGAGAAGAAGAATTAAAAAGACGAAGTGAAGCAGAAGAGCAAAAAGATAGAAGTTATGAAAATTACATACAAAATATTTTAACTGACGAAGATTATGAAGGAGATAATTCATTTGAATCTATTCTTGAAAATAGAGGTTTAGCAAAATTTGGTGGAACTGGTATACCTATTCCTAAATTTTTATTTAATGAAGAAGAATTAAAAAAAGCGTATGATAGGTTAAAATCTGATGTAGCTACACCTACATTAAAGACAGATGTTTTTGGTACACGTAGTCCTACTCAAGCAGATAGAACAGCCGCTGAAATAGCTTCTGATGCACAAATACAAAAAGTTGCAGATATCGACCCAAGATTTGCAATGGGAGATGATGAAACATTTGGATTAACTACTACAGGTTCATTAGAAGAGCAAAATATAAGAGAAATTATGAACGCTGGTTTTACTAGAGAACAAGCTATTGAGGAGTTAAGAAAGTCTGGTATGTTAGCACCTGAAGAAAAATCAGGGTTAGCAAACATAGGTGTTATGCCTGCAAGTTTTACTGGTGCTTCACCTTTTACCATAGATGGCTCTCCACGACAAGATAAAACAGACCCTACAATACAAATTCCTATTCCTCCAGGTAGCACTGTTCCATATGTTGGTGATACACCTTTTATTGGTCAAGGAGTTCAAGGAACTAATATAGAGGGTAGGGGAGTTACAGACACGGCTAAACTTTTAAGCCAACCTGATTTTACACCGATAGCAACAACTGCCACACCTGATAGAACTGCACAAGCATTAGGTACAGCTATCCCAACAGATACATCTACTGCTCCATCTCAACTTCAAAAAGAGTTAGATAAATTTGAATCAGATAAAACAGGACAATTTGGTGGAGCAGGTTTTGATTTTATGGAGCAAACACGAAGAGACCTACAAGATGAACAAAGAGGTCCTGACCCAAAAGTTCTTGAAGATACTAGAGAGTCAAGAATTGATAGGTCACAGAAAAAAGCTGATGAAGAAGCAGAAAGACAAAGATTAATACAAGTTGAAGCCGCTAGAAAAAAAGCAGAAGCTGATGCATATTTAAAAGAGCAAGAGATAAGAGCTGCCCAAGAAGCAGAAAGAGAAAGACTTATACAAGTTGAAGCTGCTAGAAAAGAAGCACAAGCTAGAGCTATTAAAGAAGCACAACTTAGAAAACAAGCTGAAGCAGAAGCTGCTGCATATTTAAAACAACAACAAGATAGAGCAGCTGAAGCAGAAAGGCAACGATTAATAAAAGTTGAAGCTGATAGAAAAGCAGCCGAAGCAGCAGCAGCTAAGAAAAAAGCAGATGAAGAAGCATTAGCTAGAAGAGAAAAAGCATTTGAAAAAGATGAACCTCGTACACCTAATGTTATAAAAACTGATACAGGAACTACTTTTAAAGGTGGTAAATTAACAACAAATAAAAAAGGTGAGATAGTAAAAGTGGATGATAAACCTGTTGTTGTAAAGGATGAAAGAACAAAACCTCAAGAAAAAGAAGATAAATCAGATGATAAAATAGTATGTACTGCTATGAACAATCAGTATGGTTTTGGTTCTTTTAGACAAACAATTTGGTTAAATCAAAGTAAAACACTTGACAAACACTATCAAATAGGTTATCATACTATTTTTAAACCTGTTGTAAGATATATGTATGCAGATAATAAATTATCAAATAGGATAGTAAGATGGTGGGGTGAAGGTGTTGCAAGAAGAAGAACTGCTGATATTTGGTTACAGAAAAAAGGTAAACGACATTTTTTAGGTGCAGTTGAGAGAGCTATATTAGAACCACTATGTTACGTTGTAGGAAAATTAAATGGAAGAACTAATTAGAATATTTGGTGAGAGATATGCTTCTCTTACAGAAGACGAGAAAGAAATAGTTAGAGGATTACAAGGAACAGCAGAGGGAAGGGTTTTGGCAAAAATATTAGGACCTGATATTATGGGTTTAATAAGATTAAGAAAACCTACAAAGACTGTTGTAAGACGTGGTTTAGGTACACGATAAATACCTAGTTTGTTGGCTACTCATACCCCATATGATGGCTACTTTGACCCCAACAAGGAGAATAAAATGACAGAAGCAATGACAAAAGAAACGACACCTAAAAAAGTCGCATTTATGAGTAAACCTTACTCTAATGAAGAAAGAAATAAAAAAGAAGAAAAAGAATTAAATGAATTAGTTGAAGAACAAAAAGGTGAAATAAAAGAAGAAGAACCTACTAATCCTGAAGAAAAAACATTTAAAAAAAGATACTCTGATTTAAGAAGACATCAACAAAAACAATCAGAAGAGTTTAAAACAAAAATAGAAGCACTTGAAAGTCAGCTATCTGAAGCAACCAGAAAAGAAATGAAATTACCTACATCAGAGGAAAACCTTGATGCTTGGGTTAAAAAATATCCAGACATTGCTGCTATAGTAGAAACAATTGCTATAAAAAAAGCTAAAGAACAATCTGCTGATATTCAAAAAAAATTACAAGCAATTGATGAAATGAAAGTATCAGCTACAAAAGAAAAAGCTGAAGCAGAACTTTTACAAATGCATCCTGATTTTTCTGATATTAGAGAGAGTGATGACTTTCACGAGTGGGCTGAAGAACAACCCAAATGGATTCAAGATGCTTTATATGAAAATGATAGTGATGCACGTTCTGCTGCAAGAGCTATAGACTTATACAAAGTTGATAGAAATATTAAAAAAGAAAATAATAAAATATCTGATGATGTAGCTAAAACTGTTTCAACAAGAAATATGAGAAGTAAACCACAAGAAAAAAATAAAGGTGGTATTAGAGAGTCAGATGTTCAAAAAATGTCTGCACAACAATATGAGAAAAACTCTGAAGCTATAATGGAATCAATGCGTAATGGTACATTTATATATGATGTATCAGGTTCTGCTAGATAGGAATACATTATGGCACATCATAGTAAAATATACACTCCTAAAAAGGAGGAAGAGTACATAGCACCGTTTGGTCCTGTAATGGGATACAAAAAAATGACTCCATCTAGCATTACCTAAAGGTATTGATAAAGAATGGGAAGAAGACTATAAAGACCATCATCCTGCAAATGGGCATATACAGTTTGCTCATGGTACACCGTCAGGATATAGTCAAACAAATTTTATGGTTAAACCACAAGTAGGAGACTTTTATGTATTTCCTGCAGAATTATTTCATTGTGTTTATCCATTTAAGACTAAGGGAGAAAGACGTTCCTTTAGTGTAAACTTTAGTTTTGTTGAAGTTCCTAAAGAAAAAACTGTTGACAAATAAAGTTTTATATATATAACTATATATAAGAGTATAAGTATAGCCCACATATATGTGATTACCTTTACTTATATTACTTATAATTTAAGCAAACAACAATAATTTAAAAGAATACCTGATAAACATAGCCCATTGACTATAAGACTGTACACCTTATACGATATGCACCTTACGTAAGTCAGCCCTTGTTAATAAATTTGTACGTTTTGCATATGTGTAAATATTCTTAAAGGAGAATAACTATGGCATTTTCAAGTGCAGCAGGTTATGGTAATCTTCCTAATGGTAATTTTAGCCCAATTATTTACAGCAAACAAGTACAACTTGCATTTCGCAAGTCATCAGTCGTTGAAGAAATCACTAATTCAGATTACTTTGGCGAAATTGCTAACATGGGTGATTCCGTTAAGGTTATTAAAGAACCTGAAATCACAGTTAAGGCATACTCTCGTGGTACAGCAATTACACCACAAGACCTTGACGATGAAGAGTTCAGCCTAACAATTGACAAAGCTAACTACTTTGCATTTAAGGTTGATGATATCGAAGAAGCACACAGTCACGTTAACTTTCAACAGTTAGCTTCAGACCGTGCTGCATATAGACTAGCCGACCAATTTGACCAAGATGTTCTTGGTTACTTGTCAGGCTTTAAGCAGTCAGCATTACATAGTGCTGCTGATACTGTCAACACAACTGTAAACGGTGCTAAAGCCGTTTCAACATCCTCTAGTGGTTCTAACTTAGTGGGTGCAGAATTATTAGCTTCAATGTCTATTGATGCTTCTGATTTTACACAGACTAATGGTACTGCAGGTACTGCAAACAATGCAATTGGTCTTGAGCCAAGAGCAGGTGGTGCAACAGCAGCCAAGAGTGGAACAACAGGTAATGCATTTCCATTACAGGTTATTGCACGTATGTCTAGACTATTAGACCAGCAAAATGTTGACACAACAAACAGATGGTTAGTTCTTGACCCAGTATTTATTGAAATTTTAAAAGATGAAGATTCACGTCTTTTAAATGGAGATTTTGGTGGTTCAGGGCTACAAAATGGTCTTGTTTTAAATAATTTACATGGTTTTAAAGTATACACATCTAACAACCTTCCGTCAGTAGGCACAGGTCCTTCTACAACAGGTGGTCAGAATACTTCAAACTTTGGAATTATTGTGGCAGGTCATTCATCTGCTGTGGCTACTGCTGAACAAATCAACAAAACAGAAACTTACAGAGACCCTGATAGTTTCGCTGATATTGTTCGTGGTATGCATTTGTATGGCAGAAAGATACTCAGACCTGAAGCTATCGTGACTGCTGCATATTGTTTAGCGTAAGGGAGAATTTAATATGGCATTAGGCGATAATACAACTTCAGTTGCTAGAGGTATGGGTTCTAGAGGTAGACAGCCATACTTTATTCAGCATACACTAGACTTTGCTCAAGCAGTAACAGATAAAGGTACTGCTCTTGCAGCTAATGACGTTATTCCTGGACTAACTATTCCTGCGAATACTGTTATACTTCATGCAGGTTTTGAAGTTACAGAAGCACACGCTGGTACTTCTACAGACACTGATTTTGACTTTGGCATAACAGGTGGAGACCTCGACAACTTTGTTGATGGTTTTGACTTTGATGGTGCAAGTGTAGGCGATTATGCTCCTACTCCTGCAGCATATGCTCCAGTTATTGTTGGTGGCACTTCAGATACTATTGACATTGAAATCCAAGCAATGACAGGTACAACAACTGGAGGTAAACTCCGATTGTTTGCTATATGCATGGATATCGATGACATTGGCACAATGACTGCTGATGAAGTAGATAGAGATACATTAGCGTAACTCATAAATTATAGGGGGCAAGGCAACTTGCCCTCTTTCTCATGGATACATTATGGCAGAAACATTTCTTACACATACGAATAGAGTAATAGCACGTTTAAATGAAGTACAGTTAACTTCTAGTGATTTTACTAACTCAAGAGGTATTCAAACACAATGTAAGAACGCTGTAAACGAAGCCGTAAGATTTATTAATCAAAAAGAATTTCAATATCCTTTTAATCACACAACAAAAACAGAAACATTAACTGCTGGAACATTTAAATATAGTATACCTACAGATGCTAAAACTGTAGATTACAATACATTTAGATTAGTAAAAGACAGCGATTTAGGAACTAGTGGTGGTAAACTAAGGATAATAGACTATAATGATTATGTAAATTCATACATAACTCAAGAAGACGAAATAAGCACAACTACATTAAGCACTTCACATACAGATTCTGTTACTACAATTACAGTTGTAAGCACAACAGGATTTGATAGTGCAGGTACTTTATTTATAGGAAATGAACAAGTAACC